GAAGGCATCGGCTATGTGTACTGCCCAGTTGTCTAAAGGCTTTGGATCGTATCTTCCTAGATCTTCTTTATAGAGTCTTTGATATTCGCGCAAAGCACGAATTGCAAGATCGCAATTGAGCTTATCAATACGCATACGAGGAAACATGTAACGAACGGCCTCGATACCGTCTTCAAAAGCGACTTTGGGAACCATTTGGAAATGCCAGCCATGTTTACGTGCCTGCATCAATCTTGATTCGGCATGTTCCCATCCTTGGTGTTTTTGGTCAATGTCGTGAGGCCCGAAGTGCATACCCCATTCACAACCGAAACTTTGGCGGACTCGTTCTGCTTCATCAAGATAATGCTTAAGACCCCGACCGGTATCGTGGAGAAGGTAAACAACATGAATGAATTTACCAGTAACTTGAAACAAAAGACCTGCAGTTGCATCGGTACCACCTAGATCCCAAATTGAATGTAATTTTAAACGAGGGTCAGGCTTCAGAATGCAAATACGACCTTCGCGAACCATATCGCTCATTTCGCGAGTATAATAAGCGCCAAGGTTGCCTACTTCAAAGTCCACGTAGAATTCTTGCCGGATTAATTCATCAGACATTCCTAAATCTTTTGCGCGTTTTATGTCAGCCGTTGTAATAATAGGTGTATGACCGTCATGCTTGAATGTTTGTTCCACGCTCAAATGTTCCACGTGATAGTCAGGCAAATCCTTTACTTGTTGATAAACTTCGTAGCCGTGGTTCATGCCGCGCGGCGTGTACTGGAGAATCTCTTTACCCTGGTTCTGGACGATAATGGGATTCAAGTATTGTCGAGCGAGTGGATTGTGGAGTGAGAATTCAGAATAGATAATTGTGACCGGATTGCTACCCATAAGACCATTGTAATTATTGCTACCAGCAAGAACCAAACGGCTACCGTTGAACAATTCAATTTCCATGCGCGCTTCATTCTTCTTCGCAATAAGCGCCGCTGGTATCGCGTCCATGAAGGGCTTGCCATCGAAGTCTAATCCTTGCCAGATAACAGAACGGGCTTGCTTTTGAAGCGGAAAGAGATATACATGCGTACCAACACGTTTTAATCCTCTTAAAACCCACATTTGAATTGACGCAATGTCCTTGCCCGCGCGGCGGTGCACACAAGCCAAAACATTCTTACCTTCCATCATGGCTTTGAACATGCGTTCTTGGTGTGGGTATGGTTCTATGCCTGGAAGCCTGATATACAATCAAACAATCTCTTGAGAAGGTTCATCGAACTGACCATAAGGAATAGGAAATGAATGACGCTCGTAAGAGTGAGGATGAGCGGCCGCTTGAGGTGAAGGCAAACGACCGTACTTCCTTTTCTCTACTTGTACTCTTTCAGCTTCATAGTTTTCTGCGAAAATGGAATTACTGACCATATTTTCTCATTTCATGCTCATGGCGAGGCGCTTCGCGTTCATGGTGACTAGCGCGCTGTGCTTCACGTTGGTTGTTGTATGAAGCGGCCACGGCTTGAGCTGTCGTATGTCCGCTAGAAATCATCTCGCGAATGTTCTCTTGACGGGCTTCATTCGAGCTACTATGAATTAATGGCATAGGATTATTCCTTAGGTTTTTTCAGTTCTGAATTTTCATCATACAAAGCTTTATTAGTCGCCGTAAGATTTTTAATTTGATCCGTGAATTCTTGGTTTTGCTTTTGAAAAAGAATCAAGTTTGTTCTTAACTGTAAATTAATATTCAAAGCTTCATTAAGACTTTGCTTATGCGCATCAAGCTGTGCAAGTAATCCTTGTACGCCTTGACTGTTCAAAGCGAATTGTCGTTTTAATTCTTCGTTTTCTTTTGTGAGAGTTTCTAAATCTGACATTGTTGAAGTATCCCTTTAAGTTTATTTGGAAAGAACCTTGTCTGCTTTGCTATCGATATCGTGAAGCATTTTGAGAGAGATATGACCTTTGTCATATTGCTGTTGAGCGCGCGCCTTAGCGTTTCCGGCATGACTTCTATCCGGAATTGGGTACGAACGATCTGGGCCAGCAAATTCACCTTTAGGAAGTTTGTTTCGTTGCTCGGTTGTAAGCTTTGACATGCCAGTCCTCCAAGATCCATTCGATAACAAAGTGTGTAAATAGTATAAACAAACGCATTTCTATCTCAAGCATTATTAAACCCGGTAATATATTTTATCGTCCCTATTGTAAATATATAGGGAAGTGATACAAATGACATCCATAAAGAGATAAGGATTTTCAATGAGAATATTAATCAGTTTTATCGCAATACTCCTCGCCTCGAATGTTATGGCTGACGATTTAAGATGTTACAGTTTTGGTACACAAATCTATCATGGTAACGTCCATAACGTCATTCTCACCGAAGAAGGTTTTTATATTTTCATCGAAAATGGAACAAAGAAAACAGTCATCCTTGCGGGCGATTGTGTCCTGAAAATTAACGATTAAAGCTCAGCGTCCCAAGTGATGAATGCGCTTGAATTCTTAGATGCAAGCCAGGATGCAAATCCCGCCGTCACAGAGCTATTTGTAACGTTAATAAAACCGCCATTTCCTGATCCAGTACCACTGATTGCAGAAATTGAGACAGTTGTGCCGTTTAATGCCATGTTCCAATTTGAATTAGTTCCGTCATATCCAAATGTAGGAACGATCCGCATCGGCTTGAAATAATCAACCGCGATTGATCCAGTTGCAGTATTTGATCCCGCTGCAAGTAAAATGCCGTTATTGCCAGCCGATGTTCTTTTAATGAAATAACGCTGGCATAAATTCAATTCATCATTGAAAGTTCGCACTCTAAACGGCGTTGCATTAGAACCTGGCTCACATTGGATTAATGAAAATTCAGAGACGTTTGAATTGCTAGATAATCCGTTAACTTGATTTGAAGTAGCAAAGAAATTTCCAGTATTCCAAGCATTAGCCGTTGTTTGAAAGGTGGAACCCCCTGCCAATGTAAATACAAGATTCAAACCCAATCCAGTCGTATAATCCCATGTTCCAGCGCTTGGGGAGGCCGAAACCGTGATAGATGCAAACTCCCAAGTATTTGTAGTGGTTTGTGTGTATTCTGCAACATAACTCCTATCCTTGCCGCTATTCCTAAATCCTACGCAATAAGTACCTGTAACGGTATGCTTATGCCAGAAAGATAAAGTAAACGTTCGTTGGGCGATTTGCGCGAAATCATATCCTTCCATTCGGTATTCATGGGTATAAAAATCTCCGGCTGCAATTGAAGAATCTGCTGTTGTTACTGCGGTTTTTAAACAATTCGTTGTGAAAATACCTGCTTGACTTTCTGTTGGCGCATCAGCCGTTTTAGTTATTGTTACAACGCCAGTTCCAACGAAAGTATAAATGAATCTATCGGCGGTATATGTATTATTAGCGGCTGCAACATATGAAGTTCCACGTTGCCAAGGATTAGTATCAAAATTTCCGCCTATTATTAAATTATTTGCATTATTCAAAGGTTGTTGTAATAAAGCCTGAGTTTGAGAAACCGTCAAATCAATAGGTGCTGCAGTGCTTCCAGTGTTATTTCCTTTTATTGTGTTAGCAGCCATCTGAGAAAGCATGGTGTTTGTTACAAAATTAGAAGTTTGGATTGAAGGAACACCGCTACCATTAGTTGAAAGTAAACCATTATTTGCGGTCGCTAATGCTCCAACCGTTGTACCAGTTGGATTTGTTGTGTAATAAGCAATTGAATTTAATGCACCACTGCTTACAATTCCGCTTGCTGCAGGAGCAGATGATATCCAGTTTGTTCCATTAGACGTTAAAACATCTCCTGAAGACCCAGGAACAGCGTAAGTTTCTGTTGAAGCCACCCAATTCGTGCCGTCTGAAACAATTATCTTTCTAGTAGTTGCAGAAGAGCCAACCGGTAATGTTGGAACAGAATAAACATTGTTTGTTCCATCACTATAAATTATCTTTCCAACGCTTCCGCTTGTTGTGGGATAAGTTGGAGTTGTCCATATCGGAATCGCGCCATTAACGGACGCTAATAACTTTCCTGAAACGCCTGGATTTGCTAAGAAAGAGGGAATACTACTTGCATCTGTTACTAATACACCGCCCGCAGTCGTACTTAATCCTGCAACCGTATTTGTAGAACTTGAATATAAAAGTTGATTTGCGGTCGTTGTAACAGGATATGTGGCGGTTGACCAAGCAAGTCCGGTTGCAGCTCCCGAACTAACTTGAAGAATTTGTCCATTTGTCATTCCTACTGCTAATCTGACATTCGCCGTTGAATAACCAATCAAATCGCCTTTGGTTGTAAGTGGACTGATATTATTAAAAGCTGTCGTCATGTTGGCGACATCACTTAAATTATTAGCTTTTAAAAGAACCGAAGTTGCAGAGAATGTGAATTGACTAAAAAGAATCGCATCTACGCCTACAGATGAAACACTTGCCGTTTCAATGAATGAAGTTCCAGCGTAAGAAGTTCCGTTATTGATTATGACTAAATCGCCTGGTTGAATCTCAGACGGTTGATCGTAATCCGTAGCTCTAGTCAGAATCCATGCTACTGCGCCACTACCTTGATTGGTTAAAGTATAGATACCATTTTGTAAAGTTGAAGATTGATTCCAGACTAATATACGAGCATTCGTAGGAGGTGTAGTTCCGTCCGTCATGAACTGAGCTAACGCGCCGGAATTTGTTAATGTCGCTCCAATTCCTGACGCACCATTCAAATAAGTAGCGGTAAGATTTGCAGTTGTTGCTGCATAACAAGCTGGCTGAATAGTCAAACCAGTCGCTACCGAATCAACATAATTCTTAGTTGCAGCATCTTGTGGATTAGTTGGGTCTAATAGACTTGTAATTTTATGAGAACCCATATTTATGACACCAGTCATTGTTCCGCCAGATAAAGCCAAATAATTAGCTAATTGCGCATTTAGATAATTAATCGTTACCGCATCTTGAGCCGATGACGGATCCGTCAAATTTGTTATTTTATGATTTCCCATATTGATTGCACCTTGCATGGTGCCACCTATAAGAGGAAGAAATGCGCCGCTAATTGAATCAACATATGCTTTTGTTGCTGCATCTTGCGTATTAGTAGGATCAGTCACATTATTAATTTGGTGACTGCCCATATCCAATGCTTGAGATTGAGCGCCAAGTTTTGTGATGTTTAGCTGAACGGCTGAAGGTAGAGAATTTGATAAAGAAGGAACACCGCCTAAATCAGTCACTAATACTGCATTAATAACGGGTCCTAATACGGAATAACTGCTAGGCGCTGTTGTATAAAGTAACTGATTGGCAGACGTAGAAAGACCGGCAATGCTATCTAATGCACTACTCCAGGCTTCAACATCAACGCCGATTTGTAATCCAAGGTTAATTCTAGCCTGTGGTACGTTCGTTAAATCAGAGAGATTGTTTGCTGTTTTTAAGAAGTATCCAGTCGATACTTGCGTTGGAAGCGCGGTTACTCCAGTAATATTTCCCCAAAAAGTATTGGCATTCATTGGCGCGAATGAAATTGTGCCAGCAAGATCAATTGGGCCGCCTGTTAATCCCAATCCTGTATCAATTTGAGTAACTGTTCCACCGCCTATTATGTCCACAATATCAATCGCTATAATCGCCGTATGAGAAGAATTCATCCCCCAAAATTGATCCGCTTTCAATAATGGCAAAATGTTGTCTCTGGTTGGATACATGGAGTCGTTGTTTATTTCCGCAGAATAATTGTAGCGCGGGCCAATCACTTGATTGACAAGTTCAGCCTGTTGATCGACTAAAGTCAGAATCCCGAAATCATTGTTGAGCATGGAAGGGATAAAATTTGTATTTGTATAAAGGTTGGTTCTATCGGCTGGCGTTTGACGAGTGATAGTGATGATATCGCCCCCGCTCGCCGGTGTGACAAGCGTCACTCGAACATCTTGACCGCCGCCTATAAATGTAACGGTATACTGAGTGATACTTAAAATCTGCGTGACATCGTTTGCAGGATCGCCAGCCGGCGTCTGATAAACTACAACGTCAGAGGAATAGTTTGCTGTCCAGTTTGTATCAAATACCGATTGGCTCGCAGAGGCTATAATTTGCGTCCATGGAAGCGTATTTTGTATAGGTACTTGAGACGAGAACATAAAGTTAACCCCTTTTATTGATTCTGCTTTTCAGCTTGTCTAGCATTCTTTGGTAAATCCATTGATTCAACCATTTTATTACTAAAGCCACGTAACTGCCATGATTGGAGAAATGGAATGAGTCTTGCTAGTCTATTCATATCTTGTTGATTTGCGTGACCACTTGCGCCCATTCTTATTACTCGAGCAAGATCATCAGCAATGCCTGCTACGGGGCCCGCAATTAATCCTGCAATTGATCTTTCTCGATATCGATCATTAGATATGTCTTTAAAGATCGCGCCGCCTGAGAAAACGTTGGCAGTTTCTATCAAATCCATAGGAAGTGAGAAAACACCGCCATCAATCATGGCATTCATAAACATATTGTCATCTTCTTGGATTGGGTCTTGCCCTTTAACAAGTCTTCGTAAAGGAGTGACCATTGATCCGGCGGCGAGCATTAGCATAGCGCCAATCATCTTTTCTGAATCTGGACGTTGCATCAAAGGAACGGTGTAGCGAGTCATTGACGCGGTGACCCATCCTTTGAACATGAACATAGTTGCAATGAATGGATCATCCAAAGCAAAAGGCGCATCGAACATTCCGCGGCGAATTACGGTATCGCGCGTACCCTGCATGACTTTTTCAGCCATGAGATTTGCTGCCGCCTTATCTTCCCATTCCCAAAAACGGCTTTGAATTCCACCAAAACCATTCCCGTCTTTTCCGGCTTTTGTCCATTGCTCAACGAAAGTTTTAGCGTGTTTATCAGGATCTAATCCGTAAACCAAAAGTTTTTGTTTATCTTTAGGTTTTAACTTACCTTCTAAATGCTGCACCATGTAACGCATGATTTTTGCTTGGACGACGGACGCTGTCCATTCTTGAAGGAAGTTTTCTACTTGGTTTGTTCCAGCAATATTCTGAGAAATGTGCGCGAGATTTTCCATTCCATTTTGTAAGCGGCCAGAAATAGGCGTATAGGGTTGCATGGAGCCAGCCCACATTCTGTTTTGATAAGCCGTGAGAGTATGATTTAAACCAAGCAAAGCATGCGGAGCATTTTCAATATAATTCTCGCCTTTTCCTTCCTGAATAAGCGTTTTCATGTTTTTTAATATTGGCAATAAGCCATCTCTAACGGTAGGCCAAAACCCGTGCTTCATTGGAATAGCCATTAGATCTGTGACCATTGTAAGCGGGACTGCGCCAAGCTTTAAAGTAACGGCAAAGTTACGCGCGAAAGCAGTCCATTTATTTGCTTTATAGTCGCCACGCATTTGTCCCATCATTTTATTATGAGAGAGGGCCATGTCTTCTTTATCAGATTTGAATTGATTATCTCGTTTTACAATTTCCTTTTCTAATTTAGTAATTTCTTTTTTATTCTTAGAATCCCTAGCTTTTAATAAACGTTCATTTAATTTCTCAATGTCTCCGATATATTCTTTTCTTAACTGCTCGACTAGCTCGCCAATGCCGCCATCAAAAGTAACGTCATGATATATATTCTTCATCCACGTACGTCTACCGAGTAGAGTTGTATAATTCGCTACAGCAGCTCCTAGATTTTTAGATAACATCTTTCCATCGTAAAGAATTCTATCTGGAATCAATAATGATCTTTGCTTTAAAGGATTCTCGCTACTCTTACCAAGCATTGTATTCATAACTTGAGCATTTGTTTGCTCTGCGGTTTGATTCATGATTGTATGGTAATAACCTTCAGCCGCTTCATTGATTGCATTATCACTTTCAAAAGTATTTCTAAACTTAAGTCTATTTGTCGGGTCTTTGAAATTAAAAGTTGAAGCGCCGGGTTCTTTTGAATAAAAACGTTGGTCTATATTTCCGCTTCCAATTTCGCCATGCAACCTATCTATCTCGTCATATCTTTCATCATGCAAAGCTTTCAATTCGTCTTCCAAATCTGCAACTCTTTCTTCCAGAGAAACAAATTCTTCAGCTTTTGGTTTAGCTTTATTTTCAGTCTTTGACATCTTTGCAGACTTTAATTTCTTGCTACTTTCTTTTTTAGTTGCCGCAATTAAAGCTTCGTGTTCTTCAATCCTTTTATTAATCGCTGTCAATGGTTTCAAAATTGACTTTAACTGCTCAGATTCTTTTGCTGAAAAAGCAGTTATGTCGTCAGCATGAATATGTAATTCTGGATTTTCTCTAATTTCATTTTGCAAGTTTTCCTTCATCGACTTTAATTTAGCTCGCATTGAAGTCAATTCTAATAAAGGATTTGGTTTTGATATTCCAGTTTCTTTTGAAATTTTAATTAATCCATTTTCTTTTTTTTCTTTCGACTTGGAGCCTAATTCTTTTATTAAATCTTTATGTCTTTCTTCAAAGTCTGAAATTGTTCTTTCCAGTTCGTTAATAGGCTGCATCTTTGAATTTATTAATTGATCTGATTTTTTCAAATAGTCGCCAACGATTTGACGCCATTCATTTTTATGCGTCAGCATATAATCAAGATCATAAACCCTGCTTAAATAACCTTTTGCAGTTTTGGGAGGAAGCCAATCCTCTGGAAGATTAAAAGCTTCTCTATAAGCTTTATATGAAGCGTCTTGTCTTTCTGTAATAGCTCTAGCGGCTAAATTAACGCTCGATTCGTTATGGTCTACACCATTTATTATTACGCCTTCGATTTCATCCATAAATTGTTCTGGCGAAATATATTGATCGTCTTTTTTTAATCTCAATGCAGTTTCTTTAAAAGCGCCTCTTATTCTTTTTGTAGGGTCAATGCCATTACGTTCAAGATGCAATCCTTTTAACCACCACATGAAATGTTTGTTTTCGCCTTGGATGATAGCCATTTTAACTTCAAACTTTTCAGGCGAAGCAATAGATTTTTGATTTCCTTCGGTTGCTATTCCATGGTCAGCCGCTCTATCTATAAAAGCGCGCATCACTTCAGATGGAGACGTCATCATGCGAATGATTGGATTAAAAGGTTTGATCCCTTTTGTAAGCATGTCTCCTAAAACTGGAACGGCAAATAATCCTTCCTTTGCCATAGTTGAATCTGCGAATTTCTGAGCTAATTCAACTTTATCAGCGCTCGCGGCTTCGTTTAATGGCTTTGCAGTAAGTCTACCGCTAAAACTTCCATCTTCATTTATTATTGGCTCAACACCAATATCATCATAAGCGTTATTAACTACACGTCTGGCATTCCAAATTTTACCGGCAGTGTATCCATGACCTATCCCCATCATGGTTCCCATAAATGCCGTTCCGAATATCGTGTCTCTGAATGTATCTTCGGCGAATGATTTAAGATTACCATTCACATCATCTGTTTGGACAATCGCTTCATGTAGCGCCGCAGAAGCTGCAACACCTGGAATAATACGAGGTATATCTTGAGCTAACCTAACGCTCAATCTAGCGGATTTTGCTTCTAACCCTAATGGAATCCAAGTTGTTGGACTTAATAATCCACCCAATATCATTCCTGATGCGTGATATCCCATCGATCCTTTTTCATAAAGCTCGTTGTTATACATCAAATCATAAACTTGATATTTGCGTCTTTGAAAGTCTTTTGGGCTCGTTGCTTCTAATAAGTAACCTGCATATTGTTGATCAATATCGCCAACCTGCGCTAAGTCATTCTTGGGATTATAATCTGGTGGAACAAAATCATTTAACGGATTATCACTTCCAGCATTATTTTTTTGATAATCATAAAGCAACGAAATGTCATTTATTTTATTGAAACCTTGCTTAATCGATTCAATGGCGCCAGGTTTTGGAATTCTCGCAGTTTCTTGTACGGGACTATTTAAAGTTTCTCCATTGAAGTATTCGTGATATGAATTTTGAAAAGCCGTATCTACTGGAATTTGAGTTTGATTTTTAACTTGACCATAAAGATTTGCGCTCGTCAATTGAGTGTCTAAAGTTGGATTTTCAACAATGCTTTCATCAGGCTTTTCTGTATTCATTATTGATTCTCTTTTACATTCTTTTTCACTTGCTCTATGTATCCTGGAAAATCTTTCTCTAAATTCTTTGATGCTCTACTTGCAGAAAATCTTAAAAAACGACCCATAAGACTTGGATTTTCTTTTTCGCTTTCACTTCGTTCACGTTGCTTTTTAATATTGTTTGAAACAAATGACGGATACTGGAATATTAATCCCTGATTTGTATAATGCGGATAATTATCTTTAATGTAATTATTACCAGAAATAATTTTGTCTCTGTTAGGAGTATATCTCATTGGCCCTACAGTCGGGTCTTGATAAGCGATGCTCGTTACGCTAGTAGGCGTTTTAATATTTACATCATACGATCCGATTACTTCACCATTTTTATTTCTACTCATTAATGGATTAGCAACGATAACTGAATCATATTGATTAATTGATCCGTCTCTATGATGCTGAATAAGTTTTGGAGGGGGTGAATTATGAAAAGATTCTACTATGTCCCTATATTTTTTTATTTCATGATTTGATTTAACTAAATCTAAAATATTTTTATTAGATGATAATTCATTTATTTTATGAACCGCCGTGAAGTAATCATTTAGTGAAACATTTGGTTTTACTTCCCACCAAGAATCAACGGCGCCGTTATCATAGAATGTTTTTGAATTCTGAAATTTATCCGTAAGCTGACTGGCCAAATCATCATGAATAAAACCTTCAGAATTTTCAGGAAGATTGAATGTTTTAATAATTGGAAACTGAGTATATTGTTTAAATCCATTAACGGATTCATCGCCAAACGTCATATCTAAATCTTCTTTGACACTTTTAATTGCCATGGCGTTATCGCCATTGAATAATTTGTAATAGCCTTCGTATTTAGCATCTATAAAATCAGATAACTGAGGAACATTAACCATTCTGTCTTTTGGAACATCCGCTACTCTTAATGCAAAAGAATTCTTAGTATCGCCAGACTTTTTATTGTCAATATAATGCTGTTGAAATGATTCATCATTTGCTTTTCGTTGTTGTTCAGATTTACCGATGACTGCTTCTTTAGCCATCTGGGCTGCCGTTACTGGGTCATGCGTATCTCTGAATGCTTTGTATTGTCTTAACATTGCTTTTGCAGAATCTGACATTCCAAATAAATTTTGTGGTTTATCTGAAGCATTAATATAATCAACCGAAGCTGCAGCTTCATCCATTTGAGCTGAATTTCCTGAAGTCGCTTTAGCTTCTATTTTATGATTGTAACCAGCTATTGGCCCTGCCGCTGTTGCTGCCAATTGCATCTCTGCTTCAGTCTGAGAAATATTTTTTTGTTGAGATAGAATTGCAGCATTATGTTCTAAAGTATCTAATTTTTGTTTGTCTGTAAAATCAGAGGGGAATTTATTATAATCACCCCATGAAGCTGTCACATTAGCAAATGTTTGATTACTTTTTTCTAATTTATTATTTAATTTGTTAAACCAAATCTCTGTGTCAGCATATTGTTTTGCAGTTAATGAATTTTGTAAATCAGGTAAGGCATTAGCAGCTTGATCTGGGTTAGTTCTAGCTAACAATTGAAAGTTAGCAATTTTCAAAGATTGATCTTGCGATTCGAGACGAGCGGTTTGATCGGCATGTCTCATTACTGAATTTAATAAATATGGATAATCAGCGTCACTTATATCTTTAGGTCTTGTTTCTAAACTTCTTAAAAATTGCTCTCTCTCGCCTGGCTTATTTAATAGATCATATTTCCTCTGGTATTTACCAGCCTGCATACTTTGACGAGCAGAATCAACTCTATTTTTAGCTTCCAATGGAGTAATAAGTTTCTGTTGAACTAATGATTCATTTTGTTTTCTAACATTTTCAACTGCATTTTCTGCGGCGGTGTCTTTATCAGACATAGCAAATGAATGGGCGTTCTCTGCTAGTTGAGCTGAAGACAATTCAACGTTATTTTTTAAATCCTCTTTCCCTTCGTGTAACATCCTACTAGAAAGATGTTCCATTTGAGAAATCATCAGATTCCCATATTGATATTCAAGATGAGGTCTCAATTCACTTGGAGCATTATCGAAAATATTCTTTAAACCTAACTGAACTGATTGTGAATTTTTTGCAATTAACTCTGGCGTTATTCTTGGAGCTTTTGCTAATTCCAAATTTGAATCTGTTATCAGTTTACTTGCTTGAAGTCCTAAAGTTGCTTGTGCTTGTGTTTTATAACTTTCTTGCATGGTTTTATCAAAATCAGTAATTGGTACCCCAAGATCGCCTTTTGGATTTTTACCGTATTCAGCGCCTAGTTTTGAAGCGATCGCATTTGAAGCTTGCGTTGCAACATAGGAACCTAAATTCGACATCCAATTTGTTGCGGCCGCATAATTAGATGCAGCACCTTGATAGTCTGGAATTTGATGTGTTTCAGCTTTTACTGACCGATCTAAAGTTTTAACTTCTTCAGCGGCGGGAATTGGCTTTACATTATGTTTGAAATCTAATTCAGCCATTTATTAGCTCCCAATACTCGTTAAGCCAAATCCTTCACTATTACCACCGAATGAAGATGGAGAAGGAAGTCTAGTTAATGTCCTTTGAGCGAATCCTTGCCATAACTTCGAAGTTTCAGACATATGCTGCAGTCTTGAGATAGCAGCACCCCCGCGTAGGGATGTTTCTTTGCCCATTAGGTTCATGCGTCTAAGACGCTCGTCTGATTTAAAGTTAGAAAGCGATTCGTTCATGAATGACAACGCGCTGCCGGCGCCTGTCCGCGTGCCGCGCGCTGCGAATGCTGCGATCTGCGTTCCTAAGTTTTTACGCAATTCTTTCATTGCCATGAGAGATTGATCTTCAGCTTCAAGACGTGTTTGCTGGATATTGGATTCAATGCCCGCTTGTTGAAGCTGGTAGCCCATTTCAGCGAATTGCTGTTGGCTTTTAGCGCCTAAGTAATCTGTGACCATGCCGGCCGCTTGCATCGCTAATAATAAGGATTGAAGCATTTGATCGTCCTTTTAAACTTCTACTGAATAGAACACACCTAATAATTGGATAGGGAATGGGTCGCTATGTTCAATTGTATACGTTGGGAAGTTAAAGTCATCCCAACTGCTCATAACCATTAATTCCATGATCCCCATTTGAGGAGACGGAGGTTCGCCAATATTTGCCATATCAAAAGGTGCCAATGCGATTGGAACACCGTTAATCGTTCCACCAATCGTGTTATTGAACATGAACCGAACCGATCGAATATGCTTTGGTTTAGTAAGAGTAGTTTCTTTTGCTGAAGGCCCATTAGCGATAACTAAAGGCATCGGTTCCATTATCGTTCTAATAGGATAACCGATATATCCTTCGGTCACATTTACAGGTTGCCCATGCGATTCAAATACTACGACATCGCCTTCACCAACCGCCGTAAAACCAAAACCATCCCCAACCATTGAAACCGTTTGACCATTAAATAGGACACCTGTTGATACGGTATCCGTTGGTGCGTTATTGAAGAATTGCACCGCGCAATCCAAATATGTATCAAAAGTTAATTCTTCAAGAGTAAATATTTTCTCAAGGTTCCAAGCGACTACATTGCTTGATAATCCATAACTTGTGAATCGGAATTCATTAACACCCGCCATGGCATCCGCCTGCGAAGCATAAACCTTAAAGTCATCAACATCAGTTCCAATTGCCCAATAATATGTATTTACAGCTAGCGGCGGCGTGCTTGCTGGGAGACTTCCTGTTGTGGTGAATGTGATTGCGGTTGGGCTTGTTGTGCTGAAATTTGACGTTCCAGCATGTAGAGTTGTTGAAGTGAATCCTGTGATAGGCAATGGCGAAGCTGAAAAGGTGACGTCTCTTTGGATGACGAACCAACACCTACCGTCTGAACTGCTCGCCGCTTGGATGAATTGCGCTGTACCATAAGGTTGCTCCATGATTTGCGGTGTGATACCGGAAACATTTTGAGATATTAAAGTTTGAAATGAGGCCAGTGATCCATTTTGATTGATGATAAAAACAAACCTGCTACCTGCACGCGTTAAATCAGAAAATGCGACTTCATCAATTGGGCTTCTAATTGTCTGCTCATTGATTATAGAAACCACATCGGATGTATACGCGTTGTTGATACCATCCCACAACATTTGGTGAGCATCATTTCCCGATAAAACTACAATCTGGTTATCAATAGCCTGAGGAAGCAATACATCAGCAGGCGTTGAATCCTGCAATTGCAAAGTGAAATTGCTAGGAGTAATCGCAGCAATATCTGAAAGCGGACTTGAATAAATTCCCGTGTTTGTGTGAACTGTGATACTTCGATAAGGAACTATGAATCTTATGAAATTCATGTTGTTCGAAGTTGGGTACCAGCTTATAGCATCATCATCATCATTTGTTAGGTCACCAAAGTCTGTGTAATCGTTAATGACGCTTGCCCAAAAACCATTAGGAAGACTTGTGCTGTTCGCGAATAAAGCTCTATTTTGATAGCTTGAACATACTTGCGGCCATCCACGCGAATCACTCCAAGCGGGCTCTGCGAGTACAGCTAAACTTCCTTGTATGCCCATAGTTGAATCAAATGGTTTTTGAATTGAGACAGTGAATTTAGTTGCACTGGAAACACCTACAATTCTTGATGTTCCTCCACCACCTATAAAAGCACCACCTACATAACTCGAATCTAGTAGAGAATATCCTGATCCGCTTATATTTATATCTATGTTTGATCCTACAACCTGTGTTGGAGTAAACACTAAATTATCATAAGATACTATTGGGCCATTGAAATCATAAATAGGAACATCTCTAAAAAATGATTTTGATAATGTCCATGTATTTTGATTGAATAAAACTGTCGTTCCCGTTCCTGCGCTATTAATTTTTATGAGATTATTAGTATAGTTTGAATTAATTAAAAATTGTTTTGCATCATATGATGTGGTGAACAATACAAAAGATGTGGCGCTTGTAATTGCAGCGAAATAAGTTACGTCTTGAGAAATTTGTGGAGTGGTTTGTATGATTGATCCACCGCTCACTTCAAATTGAAAAGGAAATACTGAATTCAATTGAAATGATGCAGAGCTAGCAAAAATATTATTTCCACTTACACTTGTAACAGTCTTTGAAGTATTTGACGATCTAGTTAAATCGTAAGGATGTTTGTTAGGCATTGCCATTCTAAAAGCATTACCTAAAACTGTCGTGTTCATTTCGAATACTTGGTTTTGAGTAAAGGTATTTGAAACGGTTGCTACGAGAATTCCTTCAAGATAAATATAAACAAATCCAACTGTCACAACGATCTGATAAACGCATTCACTTAAGTATTGGAATGTTTGAAAGTAGACTTCATCGAATGCGGTGAAATTTGAAAGAGTTGCATTATACAAAGTACCGAATCTTTTACCTGCGGCACCTGTTGGAAAAGTTAAAACATTTTGGGCGACTTTCAATCCGTTATTGTATTCGTTTACAGTCGCACGCGCATACATTAGAGGCGATAATTCACCTTTCGAGAATATGTCTTGCGACCAAAGCGTATATGCCATCTGTTCATCTCTCTTAACCTATTTGCGGGCCAATAATGCCAGTGATATTTCGCTTCGTTAGCATTGGGATTTCCCATTGAATGAACTGCGGCCTATTCTGAGCATCCGTAGCGGCAGCAATAGCCCATTGTATATTTTTCTGTTGAGTTAAAGCGGCAAAATAATCTGGTTTTTGTGCGCTTGCCAAGCAAAGGAAGCATGCTATTTCATAAATAAAATAATTCACGAATGGAGGAGGCAATTGCGCCACATCCGGCAAGAAAGCATATTCCATAAAAATTGGCGATTGTGTTCCCCAATTACACCAAATTTGAGAGTTGGTATAAATCTCATAAACGTAATTTTGAGGAATGATTCGAATATTTTTCAAATATCCTGACGGCAATAAATAAATCTGCGTCCAGTTTGTTTGAAGTGGAGGTACTTCAGTCGATAAAGATAATTGCTGAATCTGAATCGCGAAACGCCAGTTACCAGTCGCGAGAATTGATGGAAGCAATAGGTCGTAAGCTTGTTCCGCTGCAATTACTAAATCATCTGCGTTATCAAGAGTTTGGATTGGGCGGTGCCCGAGAAGCTGCACCGCCAAACTGACGATATAGGTTTTTGTGAAAGCCATTCGTCAAATCCTTTATTTTACGCGGTTGCGATGACTGAATACCATATTTGCGCAACCCAAGTGCTGTCACCAGTGGTGAATGCACCTGTTTGGTTAGAAAGGTATAAGCCTTTGTTAACCGTTGTTGAGAATGGAAGCGCGCCAACCGTATTACCATTAACACCTTCAAAATTGAAGGTCGTGCTAGCAGCAGCAAAGAAGTCCGCAGCAGCTTCAGTGTTTGTAGCAAGAACACCTAAACCATGTACGGTTGAATCGTATTGCGCAGCTACCACACCACCGGCAGCGTAATCAGCGGAAACAAATGTCATAACTAATGCCATTTGCTTAACGAGGATCAGCTTGTTAGCGCCAGGAGCAGCAATTAAAAGCTTAGGAGCCGCATACATTCCATTAAACTGCGCAGCGGTGATTGCAACGGTTGTATAATTTAGAACAGTTGGTTTCACTTCTAAAGCACCGGCTGCGAAATCTAAGCCATTGCCCAAAGTTACTTCTACATATTCTGCGCCTGCACCACCACCTGGATTACCAAGCAATACATTGTCTGCTACGGCATCTTGGAGTTTGGCATAGGTCACTGCATCATCAACGATGTTTGCAGTGTTAACTGTGCCTGACGCTGCGAATTGCGCGGTTGTAACGCCGGTTGCGGATGAAGTTAACACGATTAAAATCGTGCTAGCATCTGTACCGTTTACAAAAATCCAATCGCCAACATTGATATCTTGATACTTCGGTAAGAAGTAATTAGCGGCAACGATTGTTGCAATTGAATCATTTGGCGAGCCATATATAAAAGAGTTTGGAGCGTTATATACCGTTGAGACGCCACCAAAAGGTACTATAGTTTCCTGACCTTGGTTCAAGGCTGAGCTGAAGCAAGTCCAGTTTTGTAATGTAAAAGCCATGAGAATAATCTCCTATTCGTTAATAAGGGTTACGCAGTTTCATCGCAATTGATTTGGATAATACCAAGGTTATCAATCGTGATTGCGCCAGCAGAGAAAATGCCATTTACCAGCCATGAAGTTTCACGAGGCAAATAGTTAATTTCTGTGCGGAAGTCATGACCAATTCCCATGCCGGTTGATTGCTTATGCCAGAAGAATGTTTTTCTAATGGTATTGGTTGGCGGATTTGTGAATGGTAAGCCACCTTCATTCATCTCTGGAATAATAATCATATTAACGCCGAGATAATCTCTCACAAAACCTTTATCTAACACGCGGTTTTGAGTGTAGAAAGTTGAAACGAATTGATCTGCTTGCAGTAAGCTTTGGAAGTTACTTGCAGACATCGCAGCGAATCTTTCTGGTAAAGGTACAGCATTATTATCGAAGAATTGAATTGCTTTAGTGTACTTCGCATAAGTCATGTTAGTGCCACCATCAACGATGGTTTGACCTGGCGTTAAAGCTAAAGAATCAATGATAATTTGATCCGAGCGACGGCCTAAAGCATTCGCGACTAACATGGCGTTTTCCATCTTAGCATCGAAATTGACTGTTAATTCTTGAACGGAGTCGACTGCGGTTGGTGCAGTGTATTTCTGCATGATAGCCTGATATTGGTTATAACCAGGATCTTGAATGACGACTGTTTGTAAATAGCCTGTTGGAACGGCTTGGATTTGGTTCACTTTACGAAATGAAACTGTTGCACCAATAACATCTCTGCGAACGCGTACGGTGTCTCTAAGCAAAAAACCTAGAGATTGATATTCAGCTTTTACTAGCGCATCGAATTCTATCTGTTGGACGGCTGTCAATGAAGTGGACATGGCGTTACCCCTAAAAGTAATTAATCAGTGTTATGACTGAATTATTCTCAGGGCTTGCCACGAAGTAGATTATCTCTATTTTCGAGGTCTAGGTAGTAAGTTGTCCTTTCACATTTTAGTTGTCAGGCTAAAATATGGTCTGGAGTTTATTATAGCAGCTTAAGCGCCGACCTTGTCAACATAGCCTGGCGTATTTTTAGCGGCGACTTCCATTCTGGATTGAATGTCTTTTCTATAATTAGGATCAGATTTGTATTTACCCAAGTTATTAGACAATTCCATTTTTATATCATCAAGGCTAGCTGTATTGTGGATCGCGCCATCATTACCCGATGGGACTTGTGGATTGTTTGACATCATCTTTCCTCTTAATTCTTCAAGCGCTTTAAAAGATTCCGCGGTAATAACGCTTCCTACTAACGCCTCATATGATTCTTTTGTTAAATTTGCTTTTGCCCAATTATTTGTAGTCGTAATACGATCTGTCGCATTATCACCTAATTTTTTGATTTCTTCAGTATAGTCGGTTGTAAATTCATCCATGTATTTATCGACTGAATCTATCATCTTATCGATAACATCTTGAGGGACGCGTTTGTCTTTTGCGACTTGTTTTAATTCCTGAAAAGGAACGTAGTCCGCATCGAGATAACGAGACTTGCTGAAATCGTATTCTTCAGGTGCGGTTCCTAATTTCTTTTCTAATTCAGAATTACTTTTAGCGAGATCCGCGACGGTTTTGTATTTATCTGGAAGCCAAGACGGTCTTTCGCCTACACCTGGAATGCCTTCATCAATAAACCATGAAGGTTTTATTTCTTCATTTTCAGACATTAATTAGTTCCTGCGAGTATTCTTTGTTGGTGTGCCATGACTGCGGTTAATAACATTCGTCCAAAGTCTTTGAACCCTTCAGCCCACATTACATCAAGCTGATATGTCGCTGTGCCTGGCTTTGCGAGAGCTGGTATTAAATATCGCTCTTTGATTAATTCTAAAAACTTTCTTCCAGATTCATTTCGTTCGAATAATTCAAAACACAATTTATCGAATTCGATTAATTCAGGGGAATTTTTTAAATCATCAATACTCTTTTGATAACCTTCAAAATAGTTTTCACTTTCCAAAATTGGATTTGGTTTATCGAAAATTTCCATTTTAACCACCTAACGTTTGTTGACTTGGATTTTCTGGTTGTGTTGGCATCATCCCTTGAGGATTTGCTAGTTGAGCCATGCTTGCTTGGTTTTGAACTTGCTGCATGACCTTTTCAATATCGCCTGGTTTATTTAAGAAACGTTCATCGACTTGCAACATCTCAGCAAGCATATAAGGCGTAGTCTTTGGATTGATATATAGTTGTGTCGCATCCGGGCCCATAATGCCTTGCATCATCTGCACAAATTGCAAGAATCGCTCTACATCCGCGCGTCCTTTCGCGAGTGATAGAGGGGACTTGTATTTAAACTTTATGGGAACGTTCCCAACTTTTGGATAGGGTAGTTTACCCATTGAGTTGAGAATGTAGGCAAATCGTTTCACTACAGGCCACAAGAATTCTTGCTGCATGCGTGAGAATAGAGGGCCGATCTTTTCAGCGAGAGTGGATTGCTTCATCGCTAATTCATAAGCCGTTTGCGGCTGCACACTACGCGAATCTTGAGGTTGTTCAGCGAATAATAATTGTTTTATCTGCATTCTGAGATCAGCAATTGTCATTTGCGCGAATTCGGGGCTTGCTGAATTTGGAAGTGGAATAAGTGGTACTTGGCCGTTAGAACCTATTGGAGCAATAGGTATAATGGTAAATGGTTCCAAACGGAATGTATGAGGGTTAAAGACAGCATCGCTGAAGCCCATATAAGGACGAAAAGTATTAAGGTTCGCACTTGCTAATTCAATCCTTGCCATTTCATTTAAACTGATAATTGATGGTAGAGCCTCCATGACAGGCCCACGACCCCATGTTTCATTGTTGCATTTCTTCCAACGCCATACGGTGCCGGGGCTTGATTCAAGCCATTGTACATATAACAAATCATTGTCCGCCCAAACGGCATAACAATATTTAAGAGGTTGGTTTGTAAAATATGCTGTGCCTTCATAAACATTTCTTATGACAGCATCAGGATCACTTGCCATTAAAGCTTGAAGATTAGGCGTGATTACAATTCCAGGCCATCTAGTATGTAATTCGCAAATCTTTAAATTCTGCCAAGTACGATACCAAGATTCTATATTTCCATTCACTGCTTCTTCAATTGCTAATTTATCAGCAGGAATGCTAGTGCAAAGGAATGGAAGATTATCGGTGTGCTGATTAATTACAAGCGCTGCGGTACCGATTGAAAGATCGTAATAACATTCATTAATAGTTACATCGAAGTTGCTTGAATGAATGTATGTGAATAAGCGGCGCATATAAGCATTCAATATAAGCTGCGCTTCTTCGAGAAGCTGTATATTGTCTTTGTCTTCAGGATCATCGACCATCGCATCATCGACTTCCAAAAATCCCCATTGAACTTGTGGGGGTGTCATTGTGTCATGAAGTTTAGAAACGAAAGTCGTGACAGCTTCAACGGCGGTTGTGTCATAAACGCGAGTATTTTGAATCGTTCCCTGGAATTCTTTACCAGGAAGATAATAACGATTTCTAAAAGGAACGGCATAGAAGTATGAAGCTTGCTGAATAGGAATCCAAAGATCAGCCACGTATTTCGCTGCGTTATATCTCTTTCTCAAAGTCTCTAACAAAGAGTTGGCGGGCATTGGAACGGGTGGCATTCCTTGTGTGGTATCCATGTATTAACCGCCTAATTTGCTGGACATATCATTTTGAGGATTTTCTGTGGCGTTTAAAATACCATGCGTTCTTGTGGTTCTTCGAAGCGATCTAATTTGTTTTTCATTGATTTTGCGTTTTTCAACATCTTGCTCGCCTCTCTTTCTTGCTATTTCTTCTTTTGCTAATTCGGTTTGATCTTTATAAGCTTTAACTTGTTCACGAATCATTTTCTGTTGAAATCTACGTTCATCAGCGGTTGGCGTTCCTGTAGCGCTGTGATATACATCTGAAGCAACATCCTCAACCTTTTTAAGTCCAGCTCCAATACCACCAAGTATTCCGCTTATAAAGCCCATTTTAGCCTCTCCTAATTAAATCCAAATATGAACGTATATAGTTTTATGTTCAAATTCTTCAGGCTTAATTTCTCTGTCCACATAAACAATGCGCCATGGAATCTTAATCTTTTTGCGCAGTTCCTTTATTTGTGAAAGGATTTTGGACATTAGTGTTAGCCGTGACTATTGACAAGTCAGATTTTAAATCATCTATCTGCTTTTGTAACTCAAAAACTTGATGCGTATTTAATCCAACGTTAACGGCTTCCATCAATTGTTTAATTTCAGCTGCAGTGAAATCACCTTCGCTTGCCTGAATTAAAACTTGCTTGTAATGATCTAGTGGAGTGCCATTAGGATCGAGATTGAGTTTGATTCGAGAATTCTTGCTTACTCCAAATCGAGACCAACCAATCATTTTCCAATGTTCGAATTTGTAATTGACAGTTCCCATTGGGAAGTCTTCATCGCGCAACTTCATTCCTTCAGATTCCCATAATTCTCTCGCTAGGATTTTTGAGAAAACATAAAGATATCTGAATAGTTCATGCTTTTTTACCCAATTGTAAAAAGTGTCATCCGTAATCATTGCCTCTACGCAAAAAGCACTGATTGTTCCTTTTGTTTTATCGCCCATGATTCGAATAAGCATATTGCAGTGTTTTTCTTCTTCATAAAGTGAATGCCTGCCGCTTTTGAAATGTTGAATAATTTTATCGGCATCTATTTCTATTCGCATTTTGTCTTGATTCCTTAATCAAATGACTTATCATTCGCTCATTTTATAGGGAAAACTTTTCAATGTTCAATGTGTATCAATTCCGCGAGCTTATCATAAAACCTGCTTTGAATGATTTGGTTTTGTATTCACCTGAAGCTGAGGAATTGCTTGTCTTCACTTGCGCCGTAGAATCGTTGGGAGGAAGTTACTTAAAACAGGTAAAAGGGCCCGCTCTTGGTATCTATCAAATGGAGCCTAGGACTTATAATGATATCTGGCAAAACTTTATCATGAAGCATTCAAGTCTTATGATGAAGCTTCATTCCTCTTTCAATCTTGTTTTCATTCCACCGGAAGATCGACTTGTTTACGATTTGAGATTCGCTACTGCCATTGCAAGAATCCACTATGAACGTTTTAAGGAAAAGATTCCTGACGCAAAAGATATAGAAGGGATTTGGGAATACTACAAAAAATATTACAACACTTCAGAGGGTGCCGCTTCCAAGGAATTCTCTATTTTGAAGTATCAGGATTTTGTGAAAGATTAACGGATAAATCGTCGTAATTAGAAATCAAGCTCGCCATGCTGATATGACAAAAGCATATACGACACATCAATCGCGTCACTCTTTCAGACGTTGCCGTCTTTAACCATTCAATGGCAATGTAATCATGCGGCCCACGATTCTTCCCGCATAGCTCAATGGCTTCGCGTTTAGCGCGTGCTTCTTTCTCGTCTCTGGCTGGGAATAAACTCATAGGCACGAAGAATA